TTGGATTTAGATGTCTTGGTTTCTTATAGTGAGTTACGAAGTAACAAATTTCGTCAACCAAAACATGGTCTTTTAATAAGACGTGATACAACTAAAACATTACGCGGACGTGATGGAAATAACAGGAGGATTGATGTATGTAATTTCGAAGCAAGTGAGTGTTATTTAAATAGAGTTAAAAATGGTGTATTATTAGTGATTGATGAGATTCAGAATATTAAAAACACTAACGATCAGTTGTCAGCTTGCCGTGAATTGGTTCGTCCGATTTTGGAACGGTTCCAAGAGGAACAAGAATATTTAAAGAGCAATGGACGTTTGCCTGATAATTTTAGGAAATCGAGAATAATTTTGCTTTCTGGAAGTCCAATGGACAAAAAGTCCCAAATAATTCATTTTTATAGATGTCTGGGAATAATGCGATCCGACAAACTTCGTGTTTATAATCCATTTACAGGTATTAAACATGACCAAGGTATTAGTGAGATAAGGGGGTATTTTCAAAGAAATTTTGCTGATGCGTACCGTTCATATTGTATAAATTATTATTATGGAAATTATTTGTATGGGTGGCAGACTGATGCATCACTGTTGGATTTAGAAAAGCGCTGTTACAGTTTGTTTCAACGTATTTTAAAACCCGAATTATCTAGTAGTATGGATCCGCTGACATCTAATTATAAGTTAGGAATTTATAATGGGTTTTTCAAAATGGAGCAAAATGATTTACGATTACTTGACATGGGTATTGAACATTTAGAAAGAGCCACCAATTACAATTCCGATTTACAAACCATCGACTTTGGTAATAATGGAGTTGATGCCTTACGCAATATCCAAAGAGCTCTAGTAATGATCGAAACAAGTAAAATCAATCTTCTTGCACGACTGGCAAATGAAAGGTTATCAACTAACCCTAATCAAAAAGTAGTGATAGCAGTTAATTATACTGATACCGTGGAAGATTTAATGGATTTACTTCAAGAATGGGGACCACTTCGTTTGACTGGTAACGTTAATCATAGAAATCGTTTTAGTATTCTAGAGAAATTCCAACGAGCTGATAGTGAACATCGTTTGTTAATTGGTAATATGACGGTAATGAGTACTGGTATAGATTTAGATGATACTGATGGTAAATTTCCACGAGTGGCTTATGTAAATCCCAATTATAGCGCTATTGGTCTTTATCAATTCGGGTATCGATTTCATCGTGTCCATACACGAAGTGACGCAGAAGTCTATTTTGTTTTTGGGGATTCACCAAAGACTGAGTTACCAATATTAGATGGTTTATCGAAAAAGGGTGAGGTATTGGCGGAAACTTGTGATAATCAGAGATTGGCTGGTGTTAAGTTTCCGGGAATGTATCCACGACATTATGAGATGACTAATTAGTGACCGTTAGAGTTTAACGTCCTAGACTGACCTAATTAATTGTAATTGCTTTGCTTAATACCGTTTCCAGAAGTCCTTAGGCTAAGAACCCATGTTTAAAGTGACAACAAGAAGGAGTTTTAATTCATTAGGGTCATCACTTCCGGGGATTGGCTAAATTCCTTGCATTTTTGGATCAGCTGATAAATCTTTTCGATATCTGCTTCAAATATTTCTTTCAATTTACCATCTTTTTTATAAGGTTTCAAAAATCGGTGTACACAACTTTCCAAAAATTCGTGATGTTCATACAATTCATACAAAACCAAATTAACTTTACCTGGAATTTGTCTTTTGTGTTCAGCTAATCTTCTATTTATATTTTTTGTTTGACCAATTTTATAAGAAATTTTGCTTTGATTATCAACTATCCTTAGTTGATACACACATTTTTCCTACATTATACCGTTTTTTCTGATACTTTTTATCGATAAATTCATGCGCATCAACTCTCTGGCGATCTAAAATACCACCTAACATATATTCTCTATACATTTCTTCGACTACAATAAAATAAGTTCTCACAATATCTCCATACTTTGACTGTGTTTTCATACACAAATTTTTAAAACATTCATTAGATATAAATGTTACTGTTCGTGGCCTTCCCTTAGTTTTTATAGTATAATTGACATAATCTTTGCCTAGAATATAAGACCTCTCTAGTGTTTTTCTTATTCCATGTTCATAGACATCTAACCATTTTGTTAGATCGCCCAATGATATCCTAAAATCTTCACCATCATTTATTATTGTAATAAAATCTGTGATAAACTCACGGTTGATTACGTCATCTGGTGTTATATTCAATATTTCAAACACGTATTCAATAAATTCGTCAAATACCTCAGAGTTCATAGTTCGTATATATGTTTTTGAAATTTTTCATCGTCCTTATAACATAATAGAAAGTCTAATCGCTTACTACTAAAACTTTTTACACATAGGTGTAGAAAGTCTAATCGCTTACTACTAAAACTTTTTACACATAGGTGTATAAAGTCTAATCGCTTACTACTAAAACTTTTTACACATAGGTGTAGAAAGTCTAATCGCTTACTACTAAAACTTTTTACACATAGGTGTAGAAAGTCTAATCGCTTACTACTAAAACTTTTCACATATAGGTGTAGAAAGTCTAATCGCTTATTATAACATAGATTTTATGATTGCGATCGATAGCCTGGAGCCTGAATTTTAAGAGGGCCTAAAACCTGACAATTTCCGAGACTTGTTTTTGGTAAACCTAGATATTCTTGATATTTTTCTATGAAACTGCAATGACTAACAATAGCCACGCTCCCAATGATTGATTGTTCCAATTGATTTAGCCAGAGATGCAAGTTACGACAACGATTTTCAACATGATCAACTCCCAATTTGAAATCAATGTCCTCTTCATTGTCAAGAGTACATAAATTGAAATTTGGATAAAGTTTTGCAATTTCAGACTTGGTTCGACGTCCATTACATGGATGATGGAAATTCATTTCTCTCACTAAATCAGAGACGCAAATTGCCTGCTTCTTTGTTTCTTTATCTTCGTTTTCATATAACTCGGGTCCATAAAGTAAATGGGTCGTCAAAAGTGTTCTTGGTAAACTACTAGTAATAACTAAATCAACCTTAGGAAGACCATTCTTTCTAAGGTTGATAGCCTGCTGAATTCCATTTGAAGTTAGAGGAGAAAACCGGTTATGTTCGAAATAAAATCCTTCCTCACCATAAACATGATGATCGACATTATGCTGGGCTTCGCCATGACGAATAAAGTAGACTTGCATAACCAAATTAGATTTAATAAACTTAAAAACTATTACTCATTTTTTATCCTATATATTATATATATAATACCGTCACTATGGAATCAACGAAAATTATAAGTTATTGGGTAACATTTGGAGCTCTTTCCGGTGCTTTGCTTTCTGGTGCAAATAAGATCGTCGAAATCGTAAAAGAGCCGTCTCCAAAATATGTTTATCCAATGGTTGAACGTCCTATCCGTGGCGTTTATCATACTTCCAGGATTGCTGGACATGCTGGATGGGGTGCTGTTATTGCTGGTTTTGTTGCAGCAACTTTCCCAGTCTCAATTCCCATGTATATTTTTGTTCGCTCGAAATATGATCAAACGGAAGTTCAAAATGGAGAAACAGAAACTGAACTCAAACCAGAGCCAAAAGTAATCGATAAAGAAATTATCGGTAAAATAACACCCCCGCTAAAAATAGAATCTGAGTAAAATATCCAAAGTTTTGGAAGAAAATATGTTTTAATATGTTATAGGTATGTCTAACAGTAAGAAAAAAGACTACAAAGTATTAAGAACTTTATGGTTTCGACCGGTCAATCTGTTACCTTATATGTTATTGACGGTATGTCAATCGCCTTATGCTAACGAGATGTTGATTTTTGATAAACAAAGTTTTCGAAGTCATTATTGAATTGGGGGGAGCCTAGCGTTGTGACCTGGTATCACTATCATTATAATTGGGGGACCCCATAACTCCTTGTGTTGTGATCTGGTGAGATATTAGATTATTGCTAACGAGATGTTGGTTTTTGATAAACATAGTTTTCAAAGTCATTATTGAATCCATGTTGAAATGGAACATGAAAATTGACAGCATATTTAAGATAACTACTATTAATTTGGTCTTGAAAATAACGAACTGGATCCGCTAATTGATAAGCCAACCGCCTTTGTTCTTCTCGCTTAATATGATTATAATTCGATTGATAGGACATTAGATTATAAATATTATTTGGTCATTTCATGATAAATAGTCAAATAATATTTAAACCTCCACAATTAGAATTGTATGATCACACTTCATGCAAAGACCGGTCAAGAATTTAGAAATATGGGAAACGATTTATATTTTTGTTTGGTATTTCGTTTCATTTTTAATGTGGTAACGATACGGAAACTAATTGTATTGGAAATATTGGACGAGATCCAAATGCAGTGAGAAATATGCTGTATATAGTAAAAGAGATGATTAGGACAGGAGAACGGCCTATGGCATTTAGACGAAATAAAATTGACGAAGGACTGGCTGATATAAGTAGTACTTATTCAGCGAGCGGACCCGATCATGATGTCGTAGTTGTCGCTGTCGATATCTTGGAATGGTTGATGGATTTTATTTTTTCTAATTTTTAGGAAAAATGGATTCTTGATCATTCTCTAAAGAAGTCTCGGAAAACTGCTGAAAAATGGACGATCATAAAAACTACCCAACATTTTGTTAAAACGATGTAGACTACGATCTAGTTCACGTGTCATATTATAAAGTGATTCATTATGATGCATGTTATCAACAGGGAAACCGCTAGATTCTGTAGAAATAATAACATGACAACGGTTGGAATCAGGACGAGTGCTATCGTACTTATACTGATAATAATAGTTATAGCCCTTGCGGGTGAGTTCTTGGGTAATTTCTGGTAGTAGTGGTTGATTAGTTTCAAATTCGACAGTGGCCTGTCCGTTTTCAAGACGTTGGAACCCATCTTCAACTAGATTCTTTTGGTCTTGAAGAGTTTCAGTGCGTCGTTGGGCCAATTGATGCTGTTGTTGCTGAGTTAGCTCAGACCGGTGAGGAATGGATAATTCAAAAGTATTATCAGCACTGTTTTGTTCTTGTTGCTGATTATTGTTCTCAGAATTTGACTTTGACGTTGTCATCTTAGTGTGATTTTATAAAACCAGACCGATATCATAAAAAAAATGTCAATTTTTTAATCACCGTATTGGATAGTATACATTATCATTACTACAAGTAAATAGTATTGAGTTTCCAAATCCACTAAAGTTACTTCCGATATTGACGTCAATTGTTTTATTGAAATTCGTAGCAATGTTAGTTTGTTTTGTGGTTATCAGATTTTGACAATACATAACCAATCCAGAAAGAGCTTGACGAGTATGTGGGTGAATACTAGATGGACTATCGCTATCTGCTATTTTAAATTTGATAATTTCATTTGTTTTAGTTGCATAAAGAGCAACCGCGTGAGTCATAAACTTCAAAACAAATGAAAAACGTTCCAGTTGACCCATCATTAGATCTTTGATAGCATTCTCGAATTTCGGACTATTTTCGCACTTATCTATTACAAAATTATTAACTATTATCCCGCCACTTGCACGATACTTTTCCAATTCATCGATACCGGCACATCTACCAATTGAGTGCATATAATCTTCGATCGCAGCAACTTTGGTTTCTAAAGACCTAGCTTCAGTGTCATTAATACACAATTGTCCATTGGTTTCTTCTAATTTTCGCGCATTAGCGATGGCATGAAAAACACATGACAAATGTTGCTGTTGAATGCAGTTGACTTGCTCAACCAATATATTACCAAAGCTTAAACAATTCATAGACATTTACTATAGTATTCATAAAGAACTTTTCTTCTGAGTTTTTGGAAGGTCTATTGTAATTAAAAAATCTGATAAGTTTCAAGACAGGTCTAACAATAACTTGATATTTAAGAATAATAATGCCAACCAAACGTTCTTCCAAGAGCAACGAAACTTCCAAAAAAGAAAATCCTGACAAGGAGAAAGAAGTTTTATCGGTTAACCGGTTTCATATGAATCATATTTTACCCAATAATTTGTTATTAATTATGGGTTGTCCAGAAATGACTGATCGATTGATTTTAGATTACCTAGATTTCAATCTTGATTTACCTATTGGACTGGTTATTAGTGATAATTTGGAACCTTATAAGGGTAAAGTCCCTGATATTTTTCTCTTTCCGGGCAAAGATCTAGATGAAACATTGCTTAGTAATTTGGAAAGCCGTCAGAAGACTGCGTCCAAACGAGCTATCGATAATATTGAACAAGATCCTCGCGCATTTTGTATCATTACTCTAAAAGAAAATGCATTTTCACAACTCTCAAGTAATACTTGGACAAGATTAAAACAACTAATTAATGAACGACACCGTTTAAATTTAACTGTAATTCTAGCAGTAAATATCGAACGGGAACAAAGGCAAGAACAAGGAGTCGACGGAATTGGTGCAGTCTTACTGAAATATGATCCAAATTATGTTTTTTTTCTAACTAAACATTTACATTCCGATACTAAGTTAGAAAAATGTGCCCAAACCATTGAAAATATAATACAAAAAGGAGAGATTGCTGTTGTAAATTATGGAAAGAATTGTGAAAGTTGTCGTTTTGAAGTGTATTGGTATCATATAAATAGAGAAAGAATCAAACATTTTCGTATTTGTCATCCAAAGTACTGGGAGAAGAGTACCCGTCTAAAATCATGATACTTATAAGTGAGTTTGGGAAATCAACGAAATAAGTTGAAAATAGATTAGAAAATCGGCATAGTGAAATGGTGATTGTCAGTAATTTAAATGAGAATAGGTGTAAAATTCGGAACAATCTAATATAACAGCCATATTTCCTCGGGCCATTCAGGTCTGATAACTCAGCAAATACCGCAAAATTCGGTAAAAAAATAAGTGTGAAAAATTTTCGAAGAAGGGGGGGTCAAAATTTATCAAAAAAAATATCACCCTTATTTTTTCAGTATAGGTCACTAATTATATTATCTAAATCTAAATATTCAAGGCTAATCTTACTGAAATTCTAATTTGTGACTTAACGTGACTTTTTATGAGATGTTGTGATTAATTGCGATAGTTTGTGATCAAATGAATCTTTAAGTCAAGATATCCAGAGTTGGACCACAAGGATTGATGATTTATAAATTTGTTTAGACTAATGTATTTATTGAATAATTATCTGATAAATAATTTTACGGAATTCATAAAACAATGATATATATCTCAATATATACTATAACTAAGTATGATTCTTATAATAATTTTGGTATGTAAACCCTTACTCTTATTTTGACTTTCCAGTACATACCAATTTAAAATTTTGGGCCAATTTGGTACGATATTCTTCATCCATTTTGAGAATATCCATAATGATATTGTTCAAGTCTAATATATTTTGATTAGTATTGGAAACAATTATCTTTAAAAGTCGACTTCTCAAGTTGTTTTTCTCTGTTGATCTGATTTTAGAATATATGTCTTGATAGGATTTGGAATAGGTTTCATCTAACCAATCTTCTCTGCCTTCTTTGGGTTGAAAGCCCAAAACCTCCGAATCACTCATGTTTCCAATATGTGGCTTTTCATCAAAACAACCCAGAAACTGATAATATATTTCTAAGTGCTCTTTTAGGAGAAAACGGTTCCTAACCATACTCGTAGGATCGTGAAGATTTCTAATCAAGTATATTTCGTAATCGTTAAAAAAATAACTTTTCATGAGTTTAATCAATATTAGCAAACCCATGTCGGGTAGATATTGTTCCCATTGACCATCGCGAAATATCTTAATTTTGTCAATCTTTTTCTCATATAAGAAACTGAACTTAGTTACGTCACCACTAGCTGATGTAGCCTTATTGAAACATTCTAGCAAGTTTAGTCTGTCCATAACATATGCCGCTCTCATTGTTCTATCTTCGAGTCTCTTTACGTTAGGACCAAAACAAGTTTCTAGCAGTAACTCATAGTCGTGTTGAGTTTGTCCATTATAACTAAGGGCTGAATTGAGTTTTTCGGTGGTTTCCATTTGAACAACTTGATTATTGAGAACACCGTAGTTATTGAAAATGACATTACCGTTCCTTTCTTCACGTGATCTCTCATTATCATTTAGTTTTATTTGCCCTTCCGGAATCACATAACGACATCTTTCCAAGATAATTTTTTTAATGTCTTCAGTCAATTCAATTTCATTTTCCATAGCAGAACAAGGTTTTAGCAGTTTGTAAAGGTGCTTTTCCATATCAGCTTTTCTGGTTGTAGTATAACCACACCGACAACATGCATACTCCTTCTTTGGTCTAGGCATTCTATAAATAATGTTTGAAAAAATAATATTAAATAATTTTACGAATAATTGTGATCTATGTTGATTTAGTATTGATTTATTGACCGGTCTCTTAGAACGACATTATAGCATTTGCTACTCAAAAATTAAAAAGAAAGTTGTGGTTGCCATATATTCCATAGGTAATGAGTGTCATCATTAATTCAATTATAGTTCCAACAAGGGTGGTCATAATCTTAGTCGATTTTCTCCGTCTATAGCCAAATACAAGAAACGTAGAGCCTCGCACAGATGGACAGTTAAGTTGTTCCAAGTTTCCACCTGAGTGAACACCACCCAGGTGTCTGTGAAAATAGGCAAAAAAATAAGTGTGAAAAATTTTCGAAGAGGGGGGTCAAAATTAATTCAAAAACCTCACACCCGAAAAATTTCGTAGAGAATCTTCGGTTATGTTACTAATAATTAAATATTTCATGGTGTATTAACCGTTAATCCATTTTGTGACTTAGTGTGACTAAATGCGAGTAGTTGTGATTTAATGTGATAACGTGTGATCAAGCGGCTCACACATGAGAATCTAGAATAACTGTCATAATAGGCATTCTAATACCATAATATGGTTGTATTAGGGCTGTATAGCTAGCGGTGTGCTTAAAAAATGACTCTATTTTACTTTATTCAAAAAATTATTGCCAATTATTAAAGTAACCTATTTCTTAGAAATGGTTCCTAAGTTGAATAACTTAGATTGTAAGTAGTTTTACTTAAAACTGCGTTCATGTCGTTACATGGAGATAAATGAGTTCTTAATAATTACTTTAGTTACTAAGAGTTTCTGTAACGGCAGTATGATCAAGTATAGCGTGACTTGACTTAGTTGAAATCACAGGGTTCGCTAGTCATATAAGTTGTGATTTACCATTTTATTTTCTTTTTGGGATCAACCAACCATTTTGTTCATCAAACGTTTTATTATATAACTTAACAGTTTTTATTTTTATATAATAAAATGACTCGCGAAACTAAACAAACTACCCAAACAGGGACAAAGAGACGAA